TCCACGGATTTGCATATCCCTAACAAGTTCTCTACGTTCTTTCGCAGCTTTAGCTTCTGAAACGCTTTGAAAAATTCCACCAACAATTTTAAGCATACTGCCCATGCCAGTCGCCCCCAGTGTGGATAGTAACATCGTGATAAGTCCAAACATAATTTCATAATAGTTTACACTATTATACGCTTATTTGCAAAAAATTAAACTATAAAGCGTTTTGGGGTATAAATTTTATACCCATTCGACCTACATTAGCGTCTTTGTCGCTACACCAGCCTTCATACTCGATGTGGTCTTCGGCATGAATTGTTCTATATATTTGATAAAATAATTTTTCATCGCCTAACATTAAACAATGATGCTCCTTATCTACAGATACAAGAGAGCCCTCTCCCTTAAATTTTTCAAATGCACGAAGTCCGTGATTAGTTCCCAATACTTCTATTTGTCCTTTCATAATTCAATTTACACTATTCTTTTTATATTTTTTTAAAATCCAACTACTGCTATTTTTTTTATCTTCGCCCCCGACACCAAATACAAATTCAATACCTTCAATACTACTTTCTGGAATGTTATCATTTGTTCTGTCGCCACCATTCGCAAATATTATTTGAGCAAATGGGAATAACATTTTAACGTTCTTAATCGCTTCAATGGCTGTATCATCATTATCATTGAATAAAATACAACCATCAACATATCTAATCGCAGATAATATTTCATGTCGTTCTTTTTCGGGCAAAAAGTTTTTACCCTTCTTGCGACAAAGCCAGTCGTCAGAATTTATTCCAACAATAAGTTTATCACCAAGTTTTTTTGCGGCTTTTAAATAAGCAAGGTGACCAGAATGTAATGGATCAAATCCACCAGTTACTAATACTATTTTTTCCATATTTGGTGTGGCATATTTAGAATATCCGACATCTTTACAATAGAAATCAAATCCTTACGCCCTTCTCTTTGATAACCTTTATATAAGGCTTCTCTACTATTTGTGACCTTCTTACTTAAATCGCATTTTACTTGGCACATACCTAAAAGATAATTTCGTTTAATTAAAACAAAATCATCATTACGCTCAAATGCAATCACATCTGTTTGGCCACGAAGCCAACCATCTCTGCCTTGCACATTTTTAAATTCTACCCAAACTAATTCATCTTGCTCAGAAGCGTCCGAACGATTGATTTTCTTTTTTGCTTTGACATCGATTGTTCCAAAATTGCTGAAATAATCAATGTGACGAAATTGTTCTTCTCTATTTGCCTTACGATAGTTTGGATCTCGTTGACGCAGAAGCGGAGCAAACGCTTTTTCAATTCGTTGCCCACGATTCCAACTAGAACTGTTTTTCCATTTACTCATCTTTTACAAAAAAACCATCAACCATTTTACCTTTGCGATTTTTTATTTCTTCGTAAGCGTCAGCTAAGCAATCTACAGAATCTAAACCAACTATATTTGCAAGCAAAATAATTGTTACCAACATATCTCCGATGCCATCAGCAACTTCTAAGATACTTTCTTCGCCTTGCTCCAATCGTTTTAGAGCATCGAGTGTTTCATCAAGCTCTTCTTGAGTCTTACTTATTTGCTTGATTGCGTTTGAGTTTTCGAGAATATTTCTATCCTTCGCCCATTGAATAACTTTTTCTTGTAATTTTTCGTACTTCATAAATTTGTGCATTCTATGTCGGTTGGAATATGAATATGTGCCTTTCATAATATTATTTAGGTCTCCCAAATCTTGTAAAATCTCCCATACCATCATAGTCAACTGGTGGCAATTTTTTCTTTGGCTCTTTTCTAATTTCAGCTTCTTGCTTTTTTTTACCAAAAATTTTTTCAAATATTTTTATTTGTTTTATACTTCGTTGTTTAGCCATTTTTTTATATGTTCTTCTTTTATTTCGCTTTCTTTTATTTGAAAGTAAACAGCTAGTTGAGCTTTCTCTAGCAGTTTTGGACTCTTGCCATCATCGAACTGAACTTTGATGTGCGTCGATCCATAGAATATTTTCATTATTTTTTTCTTTTCTCTAAATTATTTTTAATAGCCTTATCTTTTTTAGGGGTTACCATAACACCAACGTGATCGTTGTACACTAAGGGCCCATATGTCCGCCCCATCAACTTTTTTTTAGTTGGATTGGGCGCTCTTAAATCTACTCCTGGTTTTGTTCTTTTAGCCATATAAACTATTATTATACAAAAAACGAATAAGTCAAGAAAAAACTTAAATTAAATTTAAATAAATTTAAAAAAATTTTGATTTATTTATTTTTGGATTTATGTAAAATAAGATTATTTGTTTTCAACTAAAGTGTAAATAATTTTATGCCAAAGAAAATGTCCCAAGAAAAGGCAGAAGAAATTATTAAAAAATTCTGCAAGCCTCCGTACGACCCAGATGAGGTAAGGTTGCGAGAAGCGGCTTGGAGATTATTACAATCTAAAAAGGGGATAGAATTCGAGGCAGAAGAAGACGAAGAGCAAATACCAGACAAGAAAACTGGGGCCGCATCTATGACAGAAAAAGCTGGTCAAACGGCCCAAACTACGTCCCAAGCCGCTTCTCAAACCTCATCAGTGTTAGAGAATGCAGGAACATATGTAGGTCAAGTAATCAGCAATGTCCAGAGTTTAGGGGCTGCTGGAGCGATAGCAATGAGTTCCGCTACATATTTTCAAGCTGAAACCGTTATTGACTCAACAGAAGAATTTACAGAAATAGTTAGAGAAGTTGAAGTTGAATATGGGCAAACATTTAATAATTACTTTATAGAAAACACCGCATACCTTATTGAAAGCATACCAATCATTGAAAATATACCAATAGTAGGCACAGCTTTAGAATCTGCATCTGAAAGCTTATTAGAAGTGGCAGATGAGATGGAAACCGTTGAAGAGAAACAAGAAAGAATAGAAGTAAAAGAAGCCGAAGAAAAAGCTAAAGCAGAGGCAAAAGCAGAGGCAAAGGCCGAAGCTGAGGCTGAAGCAGAAGCAGAAAAAGAAGCAAAGAGAGAGCAAGCCAAAGAAGAGAGAGAAGCCAAGAGAGAAGAAAGACAAGCTAAGAAAGAAGAAAATTCAGAAGAGACTGAATCTGAAGAGAGCGACTCTGAAGAAAGCGATGAGCCTAAAGAAGCTGAAGAGTCAGAAGAGCAAGAAGAATCTGAAGAAGGCGAGGAATCTGAGCAAGCTGACGAAAGTGAAGAGCCAGAGGAATCAGAAGAAACTGAAGAAACAGAAGAAACAGAAGAGTCTGAGGAGTCTGAATCCGAGGAAACTGAAGAAGTCGCAGAAGAAGAATCTGAAGAACAAGCCGAAGAAGTCGTAGAAGAAGAAGCTGAGGAGGTTGTAGAAGAAGAAGCCGAGGAAGAGCCCAAGAAGAAAAAGAAAGGTGGCTTCTTTGGATTATTTGGAGGTGACGACGAAGAAGAAGCCGAAGAACCCGAAGAAGAATCTGAGCCAGAGCAAGAAGTTCAAGAAGTAGTAGAAGAAGAGCCAGAACCCGAAACTCAAGAATCTGAAACAGAACAGCCAGAATCAACAGAAACAAGCCAAGAAGCCGTTGAAGAAGCTCCAGAGGTAGTAGAGGTAGAAGAGGCTCCAATAGACGAACTAGACCCGATTAAACCTCACTCAGACATCGAAAGCAATGATGCTGGAGAAATTATTGAGACAGAGCTTCCAAGAGTATTAACACCAGACGATGCTGTTGTAGTATCTCCATCTGGACCAGTAAGAGCAGTATCACCAATAAATTAAGTGTAAAAAACAATATGGAATTAGATTTTTCAGAAAAAATAAAGAGTAACGCAAGTCTTTGGGAAAACATCCGAAAGAAAAAAGAGCGTATTAAACGTGGTTCGAATGAAAGAATGCGCAAACCTGGTGAAAAAGGTGCGCCCACAAAAGAGCAAATAGAGCGAGCTAAAGGTAAAGCCTTAACTCCATCTCAAAAAGAAAAATTCATGAAACTTGAAAAAGAGGTCTCTATGAAAGATTTTTTAAAAAAGTATGGTCAGAAAAAGGGGAAAAGTATTTATTACGCCACTCTAATGAAAATGGCACAGGCCAAAGACATTAAATTACCACCAGACACTGATTTTAGTTTGAACTTAAAACATCTTGTTGAAAAACATATGGTCAAAGACACAGACGAAAAAATGCCAGAAAAAAAGTCTGAATCAATGAAAAAAGACTTTAAACCACACATAATGTATGATCCAAAGACAGGTAAGGGTTATAAGGCAAAAGTTTATGAGGATCACATAAAAATGAAAAAGATGGGTTACACCCATGAAAAACCAGAATCAAAATGATACAGGAAATAATAGAATCAGCAAAAGGAAATTTATTCAAAATAGCGATAGCCACAATCGGTATTTTGTCTATCGTATTCCACATTCTGCCCAAGGGCGAAAAGAAAGCTGGATTTTTCGGTATCATAGGAAGCGCAACCAACTTTATTAAAAATATATTCAAAAAATGAAAAACCTAATTACCTTACTACTATTACTTATTACATCTTCATTCGCTTATGGCAGCATCAGTGGTTTGAACAAACCATTTGCTAGCGCTGACTTAATTGGCTACGACCTTCATATAGAATTTGACTTAACAAAATATGTTGAAGGTTTTGGTATAAGTGGCAATCAAACAGAAAATAATAAAACTTATTATCAAGAGTTTATTGCAACGCCAACTAAAACAGGTAGCTACCTCTTTGATAATTATGCAAGTAGTTTAATTGGTCTTCAAGGACCAACCACAGATACACAATTGTTGATTTATGAAGAACCACCACAGCAGCTTATTATAACTGCACCTTGGGCATTTAATAACGGAGTTGATGCTGGTTTTACTGGCGGCTTACCAGTTGTAAGTCCAACACCTCCTGGCGAAGAAAATGTAGTTGATCCTGGTGTACCATCATGGGCTGGACAGCCTGGTGCATTCTATGGCTCATTTGATTTAGAGCAAGGAACAGACTATACTATTGTGTTTTCTTCTTTTGATTATGAAGCATTTGGTAGTATGGACGTAAATATTACAGGTCCAGGTTATATTACATCTGCGATACCCGAACCATCAACTTATGTGTTAATGCTAGCGTTTGGTGCATTCTTGTATGTAGCAATTCGTAAAAGAAATGCATAAGTTTCTTATAGTTTTATTATTAGTAGCATCAACACTCTACGCAGAAAAAAAGTTTAAGTTCTCTTCGTTTAGTAGAATATTCTACGATGACAATGTATTTATGCGGGCAGATGGCACGCCCAATCAAACATCGACCTTTTACTTCAGCCAATCGCTAGGAGTAGAAGGAAAGTTTTTTAGAGATTTAATAAATCTAAAAGCGCAACCAGAGGTAAGGCATAGAAGCGTTGATAATAAAACATTGATATTTGGTAACGTCGGCATCAGAGGCGAATATGAAATAACACCAAAACTTATTCTTAATTCTTCCGATTCATTCTCTCATTTAGAAAGAGAGCCGAGCGATGTTGATGATGATCTAGATGTAACTTACTTCATGTATAAGAGTGCGTACACGCTAACGTGGAAACCTCGGCATCTCTTAAAAATTAAAGGCGGTTATGAAAACCATATCAAACGTTGGTCAGAAAACTTACCAGTAGGAGTTGGCGATGAGTTAACTAATGGTGACTTTACTAAAGATGCATTTACATTTGGCGTAGAACAAATTCTTGGCAAACGTTTTATTTTACAGTTAATAGGAAAAAAATCATTTTTAGATTACAACGGAAATCGCGGAGCGATTGATACTGATACGTATTATACGCAATTTTCGTATATAATGAATCCGTCAACTATCATAAAAATAAACTATGGTGTAATCGATGCGCTAATAAAAGATCAATATGGGGCACTAACTGAATATTCAACTCCTACGTATGGAGGCAATATAACGTACTTTACGGAAAAGGGCACAGTAATTCTATTAGGCACTGTGTACGAAGTTCTGGATTCGGCCGTTGCGTATTGGAATATGAAAGAGAATTTAAAAACATCTCTTATGATAAAATATCCAATTACGCCAAAACTTGAAGTAAACTTAATGGGCGCTCATCTTCTTACCTCATACAAAGATATTGGTAATCGGTATAACGCTGGATTAGAACGTGAAGAAGAAGTGTTTATGTCAAGCGTAACTTTTGCTTGGAAATACAATGAAAACCACTATACTGAAGTTGGTTATCAAGGTTTGCATCTATTAAATAAAGATGCTGATGTTTTTAAAAATAAAGTATTTGTTGGGTATCGCTGGAATTTTTAATTACTCAAAATTTATATAAAAATTACAGCCAGTTTTATTTAAAATTTCAGCTAATTTTTTTTCATTATCTAAGATAATATCGCTATTGTGGAACATGTGTATTTCGCCATCCTTGTTGCTTTTTATTTTTAAAAAACCTTTCTCATCTATTCCTAAACTTGATCCATTTATTGGATAGATTATTTTTTTATTTTTTAAATAATCTAAATTATCATACTCTTTTTGTAAATTATTTAGCGGGTTTTGAGATTGCTCCCAAGATTTAATAATTGATTGTACAATTTTTTCTGTAATAAAACCCATATCATATTTTTTATTTGATTCTATTTTAAGGCTTGTAGCTATATCTTTATATATTTCTGGAAAATCATCAAGATTTGTATTAATATTTAAACCTATAGAAAAAATAATTTTAGTGCAAACTTCTTCTCGGCAAGCTGATTGAGATTGCATACCAGAAACTTTTTTGCCATTGCAATAAATATCGTTAGGCCATTTTAATTCAAAATTAAGACCTTCAATTATTTGATTTAAAGTTTTACAAACTTCTATACCACTCCACATTGACAAAAGAGTAAAATTATATAAGTTGAGGTTTGGCAAAGCAATGGAAAGATGTAAATTATCCGTTGATTCGCTATGCCATCTTTTGCCAAATCGACCTTTTGCTGATGTCATTTTATTTGCTCTAACAGCAAAAGGGGGCTCATGATTTTTAGATAATAATCTTTCTGTTTCCCAAATTACACCATCTAATTCTTCATGAAAATATATTGGTGCATACATCTTACATAAATTCTCTTGGTCTATTTTTCCAAGCAAGGAAAACATAACTTCTTCGATTGCCAGAAAAGGTTTCTACAGCATGGGGTATTCCGCCAGAAAAGACAACTAATCTATTAGCCACTGGTTTAACTCTTTGCAACTCTTTATCATCTTCGTCATAAAAAATGCAGTCTCCACCCTTTAAATTTTCGTCAACATCATCATAAAATAAAAATGTATAATCTGGATATATTACACTTCCAGACAACATTAACAGAGCCGCGTCGCAATCTATATGTCTAGATATAGCTAATCCTTGACCGCCAAAATTTAATGAATCATAACACCACCACTCAAAACCAGCAAAATCACAAGGATACATTGAGGCTATTTTAGATAAACTTTTAGGAAAATGTTTTTTTGTTATCCATTGTTGGAGATGCCCCTTTTCGTGTATTCTTGATTTAAGAGTTTCTTTGACTTTTTCTGAGTTATGAAATTTTTGTTTGTTATTTTTTGTCCCAGTGTATGTGCCTTTCATGCATTGAGAGTTAGGTCTTAATTCATTTAATGTATCATCTCTCCAAGTGGCATTTAATAAATCGTCTGTGTGAGGACAAACAATTTTACCCGCAAATGAATTTATATCAGAAACAAAATTTTTTAATTCTTTTTCCGTTAAAACATTATCGTATATCTTTATCATGTTGCGTAGTATTTTAATTATTATTAAAAGTTTCGTATATGATAAATTCTGGTTGATTTTGCTTTTCTTTATATTGATTTGGAAAAACCGTTACAGGGTGTTTTTTGCCCTCTATTACTACGTAACCAGCTAAATATTTGCCATTTTTACCTTCTCTTTTCCAGAAAGCCCCTCTTTGTTTTTCCGTCCATTTACTCATATTTAATAATATAAAGTAAATATTTAAAAAGTCAAATCATTAATCTGATATTTGTCTTACTTCTATTTTTTCAATATCTATATCAAGAATTGCACCTGCATGTATCATAATATCCATAGCTGGTTTAGAATTATCGTTATCATTAAACATTTCAAACTCAAAAGCATTAAAGCCAGCAGTTACTGGAAAAAAGTTTTTATTTAAATATTTTGGATAGTTCACAATCTCATCATCATCTTTGTATAAAAAATACACTGCGGCGTCAGTAATGGGATTGACTCTGTCGACGGACTGCCCAGAGTTAAGTTTTTGGGTCACGGAATGACCGCTATTTTCTGTTACAGTAAAACTTACTCTAAATCTAACAGGGTAATTAAGATCTGTGGCAAAATTGCCAGAACCATAACCGATCGGTTGATTGAAGGAAAATATTCTTATCCTTCTATCACTCGATGGTGCTTGAATATTATCTTGAATGCCATCTGGGGTTGTTGTAGATCGTTTAATGAATTGCACTGATGAGGTTGTAGAAGCGAGATTGTTCCAAATTTGTTGAACATCCGAACTTGAACTACCTTGACTGAATTGTTTTCTTGGTTCTATAATTGTGCCAAAAAAAGAATCGTCCAAAGGTCTAAACCCAGCATCTATGGGGGTAATAATTTGGCTTGAAAGATTAAATAGGCTTAATTTTCGATTGTATTCTCTTATAATACTGGTAAAATGTGGTGAATTAGAAGAAAAAATAGAAAGAAATGTAGTGATGCGCCCAGCAAAATCTCCGCTTGAAAAACGAGTAACATCGAAACTTGCGCGAATTTCTTTTTCTAGTAAGTGTATATTTGTAAGCGACATTTATGTATTTTACACCAAAAGCATCAAACATTATGAAATAAACGGGTATTTTAATTATTCAAAATCTTCGTTGTCTGAATCGATTAAAATTACATCATCTTCGCCGTTTTCAATGGCAATTTCTTCTGTTCTTTCATATTTATTTATAATAATATTATCTTTTAAAATAGACGCGTGTATAACTTCTATAGCAGTTTTTTCGCTTGTAGATTCAATTTTATTGAATAATTTTATTGCCTCATTGTGTAATGGAGCTTCTTCTACTGAGTTTAACGAATTTTTTCTGTATAAAATTTGAAAATGTGACATAATTTTATATTTCTTTACAAGGTTTACACTTTAATTGTAGTCTAGTTTTAAACCTATCGACACTCTATTTGTCTGAGAGCCAACGCAGTGCCAGAAAGGTTTGTCTTTTGAAACTAAAAATTTTCTATGTTGCCACCCTTTTTTATCCCAGTCTGTAATAACTTCTCCAGTATCTGGGTCTTTATACCTAAAAAAGCTTTTGTTATCTTCAGCGGCCCAAGTAAAATAAATACGCTCTCCTTGAGCATTATTATTTGTATGCCATCCACAAAAACCATTAGGAGGATACCAAAAGAAACCAGAATATCTTCTTTTGATTCCAGTTGATTTCTCAACCATTTCTTTTAATTTTATTTTAAAAAGTTCTTTCTGGTCTAAAACAATACTATTGTAATTATCTTTTCGTTCAACAGAGTAAGGTTTTTCTAAATCGCCTTCGGCTGATATTTTGTTTAAATTTTCTTCAGATAAAATACTCTCAACATCATAAGGCTTGACGGTATATAATATATTTCTGTAGGCTATTTTATTAAAATTATCAATAATTGCATCTAATTTTTTATATATATGCTTCATATGTGAAAAATTGCATGAATTGGGTTACCGTCTTTAATTGTTATATTATAATATCTTTTTAAAAAATTTAAATATTTTTTTTCTTTCCTACTTAAAGTAGTATGAACTTCATTAAAGCCTAATGGTTTCATACCATTAAAAGCTTCGTAGGAGGCTTTAAACATTGTTGTATTCATTTTAAATTCTTGAGATTTAAACATAAAAGCAACGTAACACACTCCATTTTCTATCTTAAAACACCAAAATCCAAAAATTTTATTACTTTTTTCGTCAATTACAACGTCATTGTACTGACAAGAGTTTATCAAATCTTTTGTTTTTGATTTAAAAAAAGCAAATTTTTCAGTAAACGTCTTATACTCTATATCTGATTCGTAATATGCTGTTTTAGCTTTACGTTGGAATTTCATTATTTGATAAGATAATTCGTCTAAATATTTAGATTCGTAAGGTATTATTTTATAATTTTCGCAAACTCTCATTTTAAAAATTCTATATATACCCTATCGAACTGATCTTTTCGCATGACATTAATTTTAAAACACTTTTTCATAAAATTGACATATTTATCGTATTTGTCTCTTTTATTCAAACATGCGAAAATCCTTTTATTAGGAAACTCGTTGTGCATTGTTAATAATAATAAGTATTTAAGGAATTTATTATAAGGTATTGTTTCGTCTTTAAAAACTAAAATTAAATCAACTGCCTCTTCAGCGAGGCTGCTATCATGAAAACACGCATAGGCTATAATAGTATTTGTATCTGTGTCTATGCCAACATAATGATATTTGTGATCTTTAATTATTTTTTTTAACTCGCCATTTAAATAAGGTAAGAAAAATATTGGTTTTTGGTCTTTACATATGCTATGATGTTGGCTTAGCTTAGCTTTTGCTTGAAATTTAAGAAAAAGCTTAAATACATCTTCAAAATCTTTGGATGTATATTTTCTATATGAAATGTTTGTAGGGCACATTTTATTTTTATATTTTTCGGTGTAATATACTACATGGCAAATGGAATAAATCAAGATTTTGCAAGGGCTATTTTTGATGTGGAACCAACAGCGTTGTTGGAGCTATATACTTTGTACTATGATTATCAGAATGATTCGCAATCTCAGCTTAATTTTCATGGAGGCACAAACGGAATAGGAGGCGTAATAATATTCGATGGTCAAGAATATTTGCCTTTGGCTTTGGAATCTCAAGGATTTGATATATTAGGAGATCAAAGACTGCCCAGACCAATCCTAAAAGTATCAAATGCTGGACTTTATGTCTCATCTCTTCTAAGGCGCTTTGATAACTTAAATAATGCAAAAGTAGTAAGAAAAAGAACATTTTTGAAATTTTTAGATGATGCTAACTTTCCTAATAACCAAAATCCTTATGGAACAGCCAATCCGAGCGCAAGAATGCCAGATGATAAATACTTTATTTCTAGAAAAGTAACAGAAAATAAATTAGCAGTAGAATTTGAGCTAGTATCAAGCTTAGAGCTTGAAAATATAGAAATACCAGCAAGAAAAATATCATCAAGATATTGCACTTGGATTTACAGAGGTTTTGGATGTCGATATGGATATAATAAAACACAAGCAAAACACGATAGACCCATAGGAACATCAGATGATGTAACGTTTGTAACTGGCGCAGGAAGTACTTTTAGGTTAAATAGCGATCTAATTCCAAACGATGGATCTAAAGCCAATAGTCATGACGAAAAAACAACTGTTAACGCTTGTATAGACGATAAAGGGCTTTGGGATACTGGGGTTGCATATGTACAAGGTGATTATGTTTTTAAATTTAGTGACAGAGTAAGTGAGGGGCAAGGTCTTACATCTAATTACTATCAACAACACCCAGTTTATTACATATGTAAAAGTGGCCATACGTCAGCTAGTGGCGCACCACCAGAGAAAAAACCAGACTTATGGATAAAAGATGAATGCTCTAAAAAATTATTCGGTTGTAGATTAAGATACGCAAACGAAGATTTCGGAGGAATAAATAACAATAAAGATCTTCCTTATGGAGGATTCCCAGGAACGGAGAAATATTCTTACTAATGAGTATAAAAAGCAAAATAGAATTTGAGTGCGAAAAAGATACATCACAAGAGCGTTGTGGTTTTGTCGTTCATAAAGATGGAGAATTAGATTTAATCATGTGCGAAAATCGAGCAGAAGATAAAAAGAATGAATTTTATATACCAGCAAAAGAGTTTCTCCATGTTAAAAACAATAATGATATTGTGGCTATTTATCATTCTCATAATGACGGAACAGAAAACGCCTCTCAATTTGATATTCAATCTGCTGATATTATTTGTTATCCATTTTTAATTTATTGCACTAAAAACAACAAATTTGGTGTTCATACTCCAGAATATTCAGACGCAAAAAAAGAACATTTTGAACAACTAATGGAGGAAATAGCATGACTGAAATAGTATTACATGGATTAGTTTCTAAAAAATTTAAAGCTGTTCATAAAATGGCAAATATAAGAACTCCTATAGATGCTGTTTTTGCTATAGACGCTAATTACGATGGATTTAAAAATTTTTTTTTAAAAGAGGCGTCAATAAATAATTATTACCAATTTATTGTAGACGGAGATTTAGTAAAAAATGCTAATCAAGCACTAGAAAAAAAAGAAATAAAAAAAATAGATATAGTTCCCTATATTGGTGGGAGTGGCCCATTTCTTGTAGCATTTGCTGTTAATTTAGCTATTGGCTTAGTTATGGCTGGTATACAATATTTAATGACGCCCATACCCGAAAACGAACCAAAATTAGTGGTTGCTCAGTTAGGGGGTAATTCTTTTTGGTTTGCATCTAAATCTAATTTTACTCAACAATATCTTAATGCGCCCATAGGATACGGAGAGTTAAGAGTCGGATCTAACACAATAGAAACACAAATTAAAGCAACAAACAGGAATGAAACAGTTGGCAAGACCACTGCTGGTGGTAGTATTTCAAGTTCAGCTGGCGCTGGCGCTGGCGGTGTCGGTGGCGGAGGAGGGAGCTCTTACTAATGATGACAAAAATAAAATTACACGGTAAATTATCAAAAGATTATGGAGATTCTTTTGAATTTAGTAATATTAATAAACCTTCCGATGTGGTTAAAGCAATAGAATGCATTCTGCCAGGATTTAGAGATTCAATTATTAATGCATCAAAAAAAGGTGGTCATTATGAAATAATCGTCAACGGGAAATCAAAAAATGCATTTGAATTAAATCAAAAAGAAAAAAATATAAATCAAGTCGACATAGTTCCTTGTTTAATGGGGCATGGTGGAGGCGCTCTTGCTGTAGTGTTAGGTATTGTAGCTGTGGGTATAGGTATAAGTGCAACAAGTGTTGCCGTCTCTGCATTTTTTATAGCTTTAGGAGTTGGTTTAATTATAGCTGGAATTATGTATCTATTAACACCTATTCCAGAAAACGAACCTAACGAAGCGAGCATAAGAGCTTCTATTAGAAACTCATCTTTTTTATTCCAAAATCCAAGTAACACAGCAGTTCAAGGCAGAGCTATACCTATTGTTTATGGACAATTAAGAGTTGGGTCTTATGTTGTTGGTACATCTGTTACAAATTTTGAACTGCATGAAGATACACAGCTTCAAAGAAGATTTTCAGCAAATAACACAAATGCATTATTAAAAATACAAAAATCTTTCGGAAGCTCTATATCTGAATTATATAGAACTTAGCGATGAAAGAGTATTTATTAGAAAAATACAAAAAGGTTTACGAAAACTCTATTTTTGGTAGTGAAGACGGTCCAGAGGGTGGTGGAACTAATGTAAATCAAGCTAATGCTGATAGACTAAGTAGTGGATTTGCTAGATTAATGCCTCCACTTGCTAATGACTTATTGCTATCAAGTGCCGACTTAACGGCATCAGATTTTGTCTCAGAAGGCCCAATTGAAGGATTTGTTGATAATAATGGTGCTTCCTGTTCGCCATTAGAGGCTACATTTTTAGATGGAACAGTTGTAGCTGAAACAGCCTCATTAAAAAAACAAAGTCAACCTTTAATTATTCAAAAATTAAGTGGCGTAGAATTTAATTATAAACCTTTTGTTAGTGGCGAATTAAATAATTATGTAGATTATTTAAATTCTAGATTTGTACATAAAGAACCCATAGTAAATCATAGTTGGATTCAAGGTAGGTCAGACACTAATGGAGATTACAACAGTACTGTTAATACTTTCAGAGGGGGTGTTGTAAATCCATTACAAGACATAAATGATATTTTAAATTGCACAAGACAAGGTCTGAAAAATACCATAATGAGATGGGGCCCTGGAGCAAAAGGAGCAGGTGGTGCAACCGATACAGCTCAAATGGAAATAGCTCCAAATGAAATGTTATATAGATATGCTGGTGCTGGATTTAGAAAAGTGCCATATTCATATAGAAAAATTTATCACCCAAATTCTGTAGTTAATAAAACTGATTATAGCATACCAAATGCTTATGTATTTAGTGAAGATCAACCAGTTTTATATCAAGGTAGTTATGACTTTGGATGCTCTATAACTGAAAGGGGATTTTTGGACAGATCATTTTGTAATAGAGCTTTTTTTAAGTTTATAGCAAATCCTACAAGCACGAATGGTGGAAACTATACAAACCATCAAAGATTTTGCGCAACGGCAGTAAGATTAACTGGACATTACGATGATAGATTTTCAAACGGAAAGCCTGGAAAATATACATATTCATTAGCCGCACAAGCAGAGCCAGAGGGTTTAAAAGAACCGATTATAGATACTGTAGCAAGTGCTATAAATTCAATAGGATTAGACTATTGGAAGCCTGTAAGGTTTCATGAATCTTATGTTCAATTATTACCAAAAACATCAGCAGAGACTCTTGCTGGTGAAGTAGATCATCATAGCCACACTCGTTTGGCTGGGAAAGCCAACAAAACTCCAAAAAATTTCGACTATCGAAGTGGCACTTCGACTGAGTCAAGATCAATAGATGATGGAATCGTAACATATAACACATGGACTTCAAGAAGAATCTATGTAGAAAAAAGCGAGGCGTCATATGACGCTAACACTCAGACAGTTACACCTTATACTAACCAAACCACTCCAGGCGCCAGCGGACCTAATGATCAACCAAAGTTAGTAGCTAACTTGGGCGAGGAGAATAGACTATTTAGCGAAAAGTTGGTTGTTATGGATGAACCAGAAGTAGTACCAGAATCTCAAGCAGCTGTAATTCAATTAAATTGGGTAATATATTCTACCGACGTGGCTGTCCAGAGGAGAGGAGGCAGTGTACTTAAAACTAGATCTTGGAAATTAGATAGTTCTAATCCAGTCTCTTTTGTAAGAAGAGGAGTTTATTTTGGAACGCCAACCTTAGTTTTAGATGGTCTTACGGCATACACTCCTCCTGCTGATTCGGCCGATATGACAGCAGGCAGTTTGCCAACTATAACATTTGAGGTTGGAGAGGGTGGAGCCTTAACAAACAATTATACGGTTACTAATGAAGGAAGAGTTGATGGCGCTGGCGTCGGTAGCTCCCAAGGTAATGTAACTATACAAGGTATTTATTCTCCAGAATCGCAGGTAGCTGGTTCAACTTATTCTGTAACCGTAAATGATGTTAACCCTTCTCCTTTTGTTTCTTCTATAACAAGAGCATTTTTACAAGAAGGGTCGCTACCAGGAGTTAGTGGTAATACTCAAAGATGGTATAAACCCAATAAAACTTACAGAATTACTGGATCACTTCATTTCCCATCAAGCAATGTTAAAGTTGATAGTTTTAATTTTTATTTATTAGGAGATCAATCACAAGGTATAGAAGGCCAGAACATAGCAACAGTGGGCCCATTTAAAGACGACAATTGGAGAGATTTTGATTTTGAATTTACGAACAGCGGGAATCGAAGTTTCAGAAAAATGAGATTTAATTTGAAGAAAGGAGACGATTTTACTGGATTAACTCAGACTGGAGACTTTATAGGAATTAGGGATTTTACGGTTTTAGAAAAAACATTAGGAGGTGAAGAACAAGCAAAAGACCCACGCATAGCATATATGACTTTTGCGGCAACAGATTTTTTAAGTACGGGCACTACACTTAATGTTGGTGGTGTAAATTACGATTACCCTTTTACCACAGATGTTTCTTTGGGCGGCGATGCAAAAATAGATTTCTCCTTAGACGGAACTCCTATTAATGTAGGAGATCCTAATGCATTAAAATTTGTATTTCCTAAAATAACTGGCTTTGATTTATCAACAAAACAAATAAATGAATCTATAACTTTAAGAACAGTTACTAACGAAACTACAAATTGTGGCACAAGATATCAAGAGGACATGAAATATCCTTTTGTCACAGGAGCAGAAAACACAGAGACTATAGGGTTTCAATTAAAAGAATCAGAAACTGAAGATGTAGAAGGGTCTTTTTTGTGGCCAGTCTGGGTGGGCGATTCGCCTCCAAAAAATACTGCGGGAAACCTAGACACTGGAAAACTCCTTGTAAGAATAAGAAGCAAAAATGAAGATTTAGCAAATAACCCACAAGCAGCTGCTGCAGTACAATCGGGAATAGATAACGGTTGGGATGTTTTTGGATATGTAGAACCAGATGCGCCAGTTAACCCACCCAGTAGTGAAATTGTTTATCTGCACGTAGAAAACCCAAATTTAGGGGCACCAGATGCTAACGTTACTGGCAAATCATTAAATATAACTGTTCAACAAAATCAACCAGAAACATTTAACTTTAATAATTTTAGAATAGATTACAATTTAGGAGAAGAAAATCAACAACCTCTTAGTAACGAAAGTGTTACAAGTATAGAATATAATAAAAATATATTTGGGCCTAATGAAATTTTTAGAGCTGGTGCTGTTATAGGAGAAAAAGAGATTGCAACCGCTGAGGTTTCGCTCTCAAGATTTGATTATGGCACTGGCCCTTTGAGCCATAGGGGAGCTACATATTATAGATGGCGAATAGACAGCGTAAATATAACAGATGGTGGCTCAAATTATTCTAATAATGTTACATTAAATTTTAATTCAAATTTAGAAATTTATCAAGATCCAAATCCTACTATAAATGTTAGCAATGGCGTCGTTCAAAGCGTAACGTTTGCTACAACAGCCGATAAAGGAGAATTTGCAGGAAGTGGTTTCATTTTTGGTAACTACAGCGCGCATACATACGGTTCAGACCCACCAACAGTCACAGCTCAAATTGTTGACGAAGGAGAAGGAGGCGTTGTAGCAGGCGACCTTTCTTTAAATTTGACTGGAGATAATACAGATTATAATTATGGAATGAGAAAATACAGCGCCATAGACGGCACTGCAAGCTCGGATATTGAACCAGACGGAACATATCAATCGGATTGGATGGAAAATTTACCATTAAATTCAGATATCACTCCTTTAATTCATACCGTAAATAGACGAGATGTAGACTGTGTTAAGGTAACATTAATTATAGAATCACTTTATCAACAAATAATACAAGAACAAGATCCACTCGCGACTTCTATTAAAAGAGATGGTTTAACTATTAATTTTTCTATTTTCACTTATTTTGATGGGGTAGTGGAAGATATATATCCAAAAAATGAAACTAAAATAAGTTACTTTGGAACAGTCAGTGATTTTTATGCAGTTGATACTGACGAAATAATATTGCCTACTTATTCTGATCTTTTACCCTTCTATCCAGGGGAAGACGTTAAAAGTTTATCACAGAAGTTTCCTAGGATAGTAGAAATTAGAAAAAATGATTTTGAAACAAATAGCGTAAGAATGGGTAGAGATGCGAGAGTTTTTCAAGTAATAGAAGTTGTAAAAGAAAGATTTAAATATCCATTTTCTGCAATCATGAAAACAACTCTAGACGCAAGAACTTTTAGAGAACCCCCTAATAAACAATGGAGGCTAAGATTAAAAAGAGTTCAAGTTCCTTCTAACTATTATCCTTTGGATTTAGATGGAAGTGATAAAAGATTTGTTAAAAATGTTTCACAATTAGGAACTAGAATTGTATACGATGGAGATTGGGACGGAACCTTTAAATTAGCTTGGACTGATAATCCAGCTTGGATTCTTTACGATTTATTAACAAATCAAAGGTACGGAATTGGAAACAGAATAGATGATTTAGAAGATATAAATATATTTAATTTATACAAAATTGGAAGATATTGCGATTCTGTAGATGATAATGGCCATTTTGTAGGTTTAGATGATGGAGTCGGTGGATTAGAGCCAAGATTTTCTTGCAATATAATGTTAGCATCAGCACAAAATGCATTTAAGACTATAAATGATATTTGTACTGTTTTTAATGGCATGGCTTTCTGGGCTAACGGAAGATTAGATTTTTTTGCAGATCAACCAAAAGACCCAATGACATTTTTTAATAATGAAAATGTTTTTGATGGTATAC